TCGTTCAACTTCCCAACATACTTTGTCAATAAGCAAACGATCACGCATATACATTGTCATACGCTCTCTAAAAGTAGGAGGTTCATCGGCTATCTGGTATGACTCATAATCTTCGGTTTTTCCGAATTTAATCAAATTTTCAAGGAATTGTTTTTGTTTTTCCTGTTCAGATGTTATGGTTTTTTTCTCATCATTAAGAACTATTTCCCAACCTGGAATATCTTTGTCATGGCTGACATGAGCATATTCAATACCTTGCTGAATACGCAAGGTAGTAATCGCACCAACTACAGGATTTCTTTTTTCAACAAGTCTTAATAATCGGTCGGGGATTTTATCAATAGGATAAACTACATTATTGTAGTTTACATTATGAAGCCAGTTATATTGAACGCCTTTAGGAACTGAATTAAAAACATGCCGATCTGCAGCTTTTACAGCAGCACGACCGGCGTTATACGCATCAAGATAAGTATCTTTAGCTATCTGATTCTGAACCTGTCGGTTCAGTTGTTTTTTCTGGCTTTTCTTTGACATCTACGTTTTTTTTAGTAGCTGTCTTTGGCTTCTGACTTTTGCCCTCTCCCTGTTCATTATTTTCATCATCTGCAGGTTTCCCCTTATCTTTTATAGCTTCAGTTTTTCCCAAAGGAAAGGATATGATGTTATTATTTCTGATAATAACAAAATCGTCAAGCCCTTTTTCTTTCTGAGCTATTGCTATCATATTCCAGATAACTGAAACAGTGAAAAGCCCATCAGGAGATAAAAAACCGTTTTGCAACAGTTCCGGCTGCTTTGCCTGGACCTCATCATAGGCTTTGTTTAATGCATCTTCAAATTTCATATTTTACTACTCCTTTATTTTTTAATACTAACATACATATTATTACCGACTTTTCTCAAACAATCGGCATAATGAGTTCGGGGAGGCATTAAAAGCCTTGTAAGAGAGCCATCTACAAATAAAGCAGTGTTTTGAATATTGGTTAATTTTTTACCAGCTCTTTCGCAATTAGCATTATAAAGCTCATCGAATTTTTCTACAAGTTGTTTATTCCTGATTCTGCTTTCAATACCAGCTAGATCTTCTTCAAAATCTGCATTATTATGTCTCTTCAATTTATACTCCTATTCCGTAACTTCATAAACAAAAACAGTTACACCAAAAATTCTAATTTCGATACCTATTGTTTTCTGAATATCATAAGATAATATATATCTTGAAATATAAACAGGCGTTAAAAATCTTTTAATATTCAATTTATCTGCCTCCACCATTTTGAAAATTCACTATCCGGTAAATACTTAGTAATAGCCTCACAAATATCTTTTACAGCACTTTCAAAAGTATTTGCAACACCTTTAGCAAGCCAGTCCTTTTCAAATACGGGAATTTTATCTTTTGTCAAGATATTTTCGATTGTTACACCTTCAAGCTGAAAATCATAGAACACTCGTGGAAATATAGTTTCATCAATCACAGACCAGGCATAACCCATATCATACATTGATTCAATCCTAATAGGAATTTCGGATTTATATATCTGCTGAAGGATTTTAGTAGCGTTGATTTTCATATCCCCATAGCAATTTCATAAGATTTCTGCTTCATAGATTCATAAACAATTGCATTATTCACCTGTAATACATGCGAACGCTCGAAATACTCATCAAAAAACGGCATATAACCGGCTTCTTTAATTATACTCAGAAGATCCAGTCCCTTAATAGGAACTAGATTAGGGTTTTTATCAGGTCCTAACTTTTTAATCTCAACATATTTAAGCTGCTCCGGAAGTAATAAAGTTTTATTATAATCTTTCTGATCCTTCGCAGGTAACTCTCTTTTACCACCGGCATAAGCTATATAATATATAGTGTCCCATTCGATTATATATCTGCCGATCTTTGTATATTTTTTACTCATGTAATCCTCTCTATGTCGTAAAAACAATTTGGCGCAAGCGGTTTTACAATCCCAAGCATCTTATTTGCCATAGCTCTAATCTCCCACTGACTATGCTTATCAAGCCTTAGTCCAAAAAAATGCTTGAGATTTCTAAAATCTGCAGTTACCACGATCTCAGTATGACAGGCGTTTGGCAGCAAAAATCTTGCGTCCTCTTTAGGTATGCCGTCTTTAATATATTCGTTATAAGTGTTTTGAATCGCTTCCATGATAGCTGTATAAGACGCAAGAACCAACTCATTAGGATGGTTTTTTATACTGTCGGGAACGACATAATCAAAACCGTCTTCTCTGACATACCTCTGACTCTGTTGAGAAAAAGAAAAAGTCCGGTGTCTTACAAGTTGGTGAGTTAAAGCACGACTTACTTCAGATATTCTGAATGTTATACAGGCATGTTCAAGTATTGATAAATGACCAGCCCTTATCCACCTCTGAATAATTGTTTTGTCTCCAGGTTTTGACTGGTAACAAGTGCGTCCGGCTTCCTCTATAACGCTTTCACAATCGGGAGTAATAGTAATCAATTCAACTTTCATACACCTTCCTTAACAGACTTTATAATAACATCAAAAATCTCTTTTTTAATATTTTTATTAGATTTTATCTGCTCTGCAAAAAATGTTATGTCGCTTACCCTGATCTTGAAAAACTCAGCATATTTTTCCAAAGTCTTAACAGTAATTTCTCTGCGTCCGTTTTCTATCTGAGAAAGCACGTTATTTTGGAATTGAAGATGACTTGCCATATCTCCCTGGCTTATATCTGAATAAACCCTGAGAAGTCTGAGAGCTTCGGCAAGGGGATTAAAAACTTTATCGTACATTATACCTCTCTTTAAAAATATGGTGAGCCACGGATTTAACGTGTCAGGGTTTAAAGCCTTTGCTTACATCTTGCGCTCACCGGAATACTTAATTTTACTCTTTACTGCAATTCAAATAAAAACCTTAATTATGAGTTATCTAATGCATACTGTCACTAGATTTGAGAGAGGTAAGATTCGAACTTACTCAAAGTTATTTGCTATAGCCTATTACCTTCGCCCTTCAACAGGGAACGTCTACCAATTCCGCCACTCTCTCGCTTCCGATTTTCTTTTACTGCTATAATCGGGAAAAAGCAGGGCTTGTAAAGCTTGCCATCACTTGAAACATTATCAAATACACTTGGTAGATATTTGATAATTCCGGTTTAGGAATTTTTGTCCTGTTAAGTCGAGTTAGCTGAACTCGTCAGCATCTTAACACCTTAGCTGTGTGACCGGATACAGTAGGATTTTTCAATAGTGATACTTTATATCGTAATTGAAAAATCCTTATAACCTATATTTACTACAGATACAAAACCCTGTCAACAATTTTTTTTACTTTTCAATAAAATTTTCAACATCTTCACGTTTTTTCTTACGCTGCGCCTTTAACACTTCTTTCATCTGTCTTCGCTGTGCTTTCTTAATCTCAATTATTCCTTTTTTCTGATCTGATATTGAACCGGATAGAACGCCAGGTTTACCTTTATTTTTACTCAAAGGCTCTAGTGCATACATATGAGCTTTAATAGCATCGTCAAAAATATCAACTGGATCTTCTTTTTTATTTACTTCTCCATTTTTATCTGTTTTGTAATGATATACTTGTGCTTCCTGTAATGTACGGGGGCATTTTTCCGGATCAATAAACCATCTCTGTGTTTTAATAAAATCTATACCTCTTCCAACACTTCCAGGGCCTTTTATAGCAGGTAATACACCATATCCTCTTTGAACCCATTCTTTTATTCTATCCGGTTCTGCACTATCAGCTCTTGCTGCTTCACCTTTATGTAAAATATCAAACTCTTCATTGGTCTGAATAAATTCCATATTAGTTTTTTCAAACACACAAAGCTCATTGTAAGTGTACATATTTCCATCTTTAAAACCAATCTTAACAATAACAGATGGATGGGTAAACCCATAATCCTGTCCATTATAAATTGCATCAAACTGATCTTCGGTATAAGGACATTTCATGGCCTGCCAATTATTAAAAATAATATTCCCGAAGCTGCCCCACTCACCTAAGCAATAAACTTTATAGAACTCATAATCAATATCTTTATAACCTTCAAGAACTTCTTTATATTCATCATCAATAAAAGCATTATCAAGATATGTGGTTTTAAGTA